GTAGTGGTAGACTACCGAGGAAATTACGCGGGAATACTTGTAGTAGAGTTCGTCTGTGGGTTGCATCGTTATCCGTTATCTTGAGTGTCTTGTAGTACGAACAATATAATAAATTTTCCGAGGGATGGATGCAGAATCCAAAGTTATTTTTTGTTTATCCCGTGTAAGAAAAACGGCCCCGTCACGAGGACAAGGCCGTTAATCGTTATGGCTCACGGAGTTACTATTCGTGTAGGAATTTTAGTACTAGAGTTCCCTTGTGGTTTCCGAGCAGCAGGACACCCGTGCCCTTGTGGGACTCATGCTCGCCGAGCATCCACATGAGGTGGTCGCAGCGGATCCCGAAGATGTAGTCGTCGGGAACGACAACGCAACCACAGCATCCGTTAGGATAGAATGCCAGATCCTCGGAGTTTTCGTCATTACAAGCCCAATCAAGTAGGGTCGTAACTTGAACATTCTCAAGGACTTTCGGTGTCCAAGGACATCCCGAGCGCTTGAGCAGTTCCAGCGAGTTATTCAGTTTTTCCTTTTCTAGTTCTTTTTTATCCATAATCTATTTCTTTTTCTCCAGCACCTCGTACATGGCGACGGGGAGGTACGCGAGCGCGGATATGCACCACGCCGCCTCCTCGTCCGTTATCCTCCCGTCGTTCAGCATCCGGCACGCGGTTGCCTGCGGGTCGGATGACTTGACGACGTAGTTGAGTTTCTTCCAGAGATTCAGGATATCCATAGTATCCGATATAGGAAATACCCTAGTTACCGTACTTGGAAGGCCTGCCCGTAGCCACGGCGTCTTCCGCCGCCTCCCACTTCTGGCGGACACGGCGGGTAAGCTCCGCGGCCATCTCCTTGTCGGAGTCGCACATGCGGACGAGTTCCTCGCGGGTGTACTCCTGCCCGAAGTAGCCCTCGAAGGAGGACTTGCGGTCCGGGTCGGAGGATGCCCAGCGGAGGATCCAGTCCACGGAGAGGGCATTGGAGCCCTCCTCGGCCTTCCTGTCCGCCTTGCAATCGCCCGTCCACCCGTTCTGCTCCAGCCACTCCTTGAGCGTGGTCAGGTCCTTGGACTTGGCGTCCGCGCTCCACGCGATGTGCTCGCAGGAGGACTTGATGAGCTCGCCCTTGGAGTTGCGCAGGTCGAACAAATAGTCCAGGTTGCTGCCGACGTTGTCGATGCCGTAGTCGAAGTAGACGGTGTAGAACACGTCGCGGAACGGCCTCGGGGTCTTGGACTTGATGGTGGTTGCCTTGACGTACGAGCCCACCCAGCGGTCGTTCTTCATTATCTTCGCCACGGTCTTGAGCTGGATGCGGGTGTGGCAGTAGAACTCCAGGGCCTTGCCGTTGCCGGTCTTGGTCTTGGGAGCATACATTCCCGCCCCCATGTTCTCGCGCACCTGGGACACGATGATGAGGGATATCTGGGCGTCCTCCAGCTTCTTGTGCTTCGTGCGGAAGAACTGCTGGGAGAGGAACTTGGCTATCTGGGCGCCGTAGTCCCCCGGATCCTGCACGTCCTTGCCCGCCTTGAGCTGGTTCATGCGCCCGGTCTCCATCGCCTCGCGGGTGGCGTCGGAGAGGCCGTCGATAGAGTCCACGGCGTAGATGCCGAACTTCCCCTCGGGCATGGCCTCAATCATCAGGGACACCTTGGCGTCCAGTTCCTCCACGGTACCCGAGTCCTCCACGCGCTTCGTGCCGATCCGGCGCTCCGCCGGGTGGATGTCGAACCCGTAGAGGCGGGTGGTGTCGAACGTGTCTCCGGACTCGCAGTCGTCGGACTCCCACACGAGGTCGCCCTTCTCCCCGCCGAGCGCCCAGTAGTTGGCGGCAATTATCTCGTTCTTTAGGAGGCTCTTGCCACTCGCAGAGTCCCCGTATAGGTTCAAAATACTGCCGAACGGGAGGCCGTAGACTCCCTTATCGCCGCCTACGAGGATATCAAGCAGGTCGCACCCCATCTTCATGCGGGGCGTTTCTTCAATCTTCTTAGCCATAATAAAATCTCCAAAAAAAGGGGACGGGAACTTCCCGCCCCCACGGGGTTAGGTTCGTCTAGTGCTTGGCACGCTGGCACTTGCCGAAGATGGCGTCGGGGCAGCGGAAGCAGAGGGGCTTCGTGTCGTTGTCCTCGCCCCACACGTATCCGTTCGGGCACTGGTCCTCGGACTCGGGCTCGGGGGCACGCCTGCGGGTCACCTGGGCATCAGCCTGGGGTTCGGGCTCGCGTCTGCGTGCGGGCGGATCCACGGGTTCGGCACGGCGCGGGGCCGGTTCCTCAGCCTCTTCCTTCGGTTCCTCGCGACGGCGGGATTCCTCGGGGTTACGGCGGGACGGGGACTGACGCGGGGTCTCGTCCACGATGCCCGCACCCTGCTCGATTACCTCGTCGTCCGGGTCGCCGTTCAATGCGGCACGGAGCTTCTCTGCCGTCGGGATGACCATGAGGGAGTCGAGGCTCGGGCACTTCTCGAGGATTTCATCGGAGATTTCTTCCTTGCGGACGTTGAAGGAGAGGTCCTGGGCCTTCTTGAAGGTCTTGCCGCCTTCCAGCGTACCCTCGCCCACAACGAAGGACACGACACGGCCTTCGTCGTCAAGGTTAGCAAAGTGTACGCAACCCTCGCCACGCATACACGAGGTAGAACGGCTCTGGAGCTCCTTTGAAAAATTGAAGTGGGAAATCTCAAAAATCTGGGGTTCCTCGCTGACAGGGTGCAGTTTGCTATCCAATTCTTGAATGAGGTACACACACTTATGCTTTGCCTTGAGAGCGTTTCCCATGACCTTGTCGCCCTTGTCGTAGCATTCCTTCGAGGCATCGCAGATGGGGCAGGGCTTGCCGAAGTTCTCCTTGAGGCACAGGTAGTCGCCCTCGTCAGGGCCGATGCGGGTATGCACCTTCAGATCGAGCACGTAGTCCGGATCGCCAATCATCACCTTTGCCGGGTTGCGCTCCCCTTCCGGGTGTTCCTTCGTATAGATAATTTCGGGAAGATCCTTCGTGCGGATAACATCCGGGTGCATCTTAGAAGACACAACCCAAGGAAGAATATTGATGTCATGGTATTCACCCACCTTACCCAACTTGAAGAACTTGAGCCTCGTAGTGCTGTAGTTCATAAATCGGGGGCGTGAGGAGTTCCCTGTGCTCTTCTCGTCCATGTTTTCGTTTTGTTGCCTGATGCGGTTGCCCAGGTTGAATCGGCTGCGGTCAAATCCTGCCATAGTGTTCTTTCCTTGTTTTCGTGTTTTATCGTTTCTTATGTCGCTTGGGAGTGTTTCCACACCCGAAGCCAATGACAATATAGCAAAGGAGCAAAATGCCGAAAACGACAAGATTTGACAAAAAGGGGGTGCAGGCAACACTCAGAACCTGCACCCCCACCCCACAGTACCTATCGGGCTAGTCCCTGCGCATCAGTCCCCTGCGGACTTCCGCTCTACCCTCTTCCTCGGACCAGGTCTCGGTGACCCCATCGAGGCTCATCCCGTTGGAGCGGGACAGGAGCATCCTGACGGCATTGTCTATCATGCACCGCTTGTGCTCCAGTGCACGCACCTTTCCCTCGCGGAGCATCATCTCCTTGTTCTTGACCACGACCTCGGCCTTCAGTTCGGCCAGGTGCGGGTCGGCGTCGATGAGGGCGGACACCTTGGCCTCGGTAAGTTTCTCCCCGTTGGCCGCGGCGTTCCTGCGGATGTCGAGTTCCGTCCTCGCCGTTTCCGCGTCCAGGTTGTTCACGGCCTCGTCGCGTGCCGCACGCGCCTCCACGGCGAGCTCGCTGTAGTAGCCGAAGAGGGAGGACTGGCGGGCGACCGCCGTCTGCAGGTCGTGGTAGTCTATCTCGAGGTCGGGATCGCGGTAGTTGTTTTCCATAAGGGTAGTTCCTTTAAAGGGTTAGTGGACGGAGCCGGATTTGAACCGGCAACCTACGGGTTCACGATTGTGTCGGTTTCCCGACTTCGTGGACTATGTCTTCGCCTTGCGTTTACGTTTAGGCGCGGGATGCTGTTGCGGTAATTAAGCAGGCTATACTGCCCCGCTAGTCTCTACACCTTCCGGGAGTGTACCCCCGGCTCGGCTCGGCGTTGCCATATCTTGCGATGTAGGTTCCTCCGAATTCTTCCCGTTTGCTACTATCGGTTTCCCGATAGTGTCACGTTAAACACATGAGTCCGCTGCTCAACCTGTCGAGCTCTCCGTCCTTGTTAAATAATTCCTAGTTTAGTTCTCCACTTTCTCACAGTATCCGCAACAACATTATATGTTCTACCAATTTCACTATCAGTACAAAAAGAATGCAAATATGCTAATTCTTCTTTTGGAGGACATTTAGACTTTTTTATTTTAAGCAGTTTAAAACATTTTTTAGAGCAACATCTGGTATTATCACCTTGGATAAGTTTTCCGCATGCGGGACAATACTTTAATTGCTTTTGAGGCATTTCCTTTATTTTAACATCAAAACCAATCTTTGCTAACCATCCATGCAATCTAGCATGCATCTGCTCACTTAAAATCAATAAATTCTCATAGCGATTATTTGAACGATTAAAATCTAAATGGTGGATTTCTTCACCCTCCTTTAATTCCCGTCCTAACATTTCTTCAGCTACGGCAATATGCTCATATACATATCCCTTATAACCCGAATTTTTTAGGGCTTTATGATGATCCGGCATATAAATAAGCCGATATCCATTCAGTATTTTAGGTTCATACATATATGAGCATTCCTATTAGTAATAGCCCCTAGCGGACTTGAACCGCTCTTTCCAAATTGAGGGTCTGGTGTACTGACCAACTATACGAAGGGGCCGTGGTGTCAATATAGCAAAGGGACAAAATGCCTAGAACATCCGGAACGGCCCCACGAACTCGTCCACCCGCTCCTGCGCCTTCCTGTAGTTCTCAGGATTGGCCTCGAAGCCGATGAACTTGCGATTCTCCAGCAGACACGCAATGGCGGTAGCTCCGCACCCAATACAGTTGTCCAGCACCACGTCCCCCTCGTCCGTATACGTCCGCACGAGATAGCGTATCAGGTCTACCGGCTTCTGCATGGCCGAGAGGTCGGAATCGCGCTCCGCGGGAACGGATATGATGGACGTGGGGTACTTATCCGTGGTCTTTTCCCTCTTCGGCCTCGCCTTGAGCTTCCCGTAGACGCGGTTCGTGTCCTTGTGCGGCCCGTCCCCCTGGGGGTGGTTGGGCTGACCCTGCGTGAACTGCGGGTGGTAGACGGGCAGGTGCTTGTAGAACACCAGGATGTCCTCGTGCTGGCGGAGGGGCATACGGTTGGCGTTGAGGAAGCCGCTCGTCCTCTCCTTGTTCCACACGAGGTTGTACCGCCACATCTTTCGGTTGCTCTGCATGAGGTCGGACGTGAACATCCCGCTCCCGAAGAGTATGATGGCCCCGTTGGGCTTGACGATGCGCTCGTAGTGCTTCCAGAGTGGTGCTAGGGGGATCTGGCGGTTCCAGAAGGACAGGGCATTGCCCGAGTTTATGCCGCCGTAGGGCAGGTTGCAGATGACGCAGTCGATGCTGCCCTTCGGTATGCGCTCCATGCCCTTGAGGCCGTCCTCGTTGTAAATTACATTCAAATCAAGCATTTCCAATGTCCCCGAACAACTTGAACGGTCCTGTCAATTTACGAAGTCGCTTGTTCGCCAAGTCATAATAATCCTTGTTTATCTCAAACCCCATAAACTTGCGACCTTCTTGGATGGCAGCCACCGCAGTAGTTCCGCTACCAATAAAGGGGTCAAGAATAACATCGCCAAGATTAGAAGACGCACGGACGATATACCTAAACAAATCTACGGGTTTCTGTGTGGGATGGTCATTAGACTGCCCGCAGGGATAACGCCATACAGATGACTTGCAGAACTCATTAAAGGTTGCCTTGGGAAACCTGGCATAAACACAGCACTCCACAGATGACAACCACGTATATTGTCCATTCATCGGGGCAGGGTTCGTCTTTTCCCAAATGCAGAGGCGAGTTGTAAGCCCATTTTTCCGCATTTCGTGTATAATGTCACTTACTTGTTCCGTCCCGCAAAACATATAGATTGAACCTCTTGTAATGCGAGAAAGTTCCGATACAAGTTCCGAAATACTAAATGACACTACATCGGCATTGTCCTTGTTGATTTGACGTAATCCCGAATGGTTCTTGCCACCCAAGACAAACCCGCTACACTCCCCATACGGAATATCGGTCAAAACCATACTCACGCTCTTGTCGGGAATTTCCTGCATACCAATAAGGCAATCCATATTATAAATCTTATTCAATTCCATAAATCATTCCCCGATATTTCCATAGATGTGGAACGGACCGGTCAGTTTACGCAAACGCTCGTTAGCCTTGTCAAAGTATTCCTTATTTGTTTCAAATCCGATAAACTTGCGGTTTTCAAGAACAGAGGCGATAGCCGTAGTGCCACTACCCATACAATTATCCAAGATGGTATCACCTGGATTAGAGTAGGTGCGGATTAAATAGCGAATTAACTCTACGGGCTTCTGTGTAGGATGTAGACCTGTGCCACCATTATGGACATTAGAAAATTCTAACACTGTTTTAGGAAAGAATAAGCCATTATTACTCTTATGTTCATAATCACGCTTTTCCCCTGTTTGACCCAATGTTCCATTACTGCGGTCGTGGTTGCATCTTTGTATTTTAGCACCTGTAAATACACCATCTGTTCTCATTTGCGGATTAAATGTAGGTAACGACCGATAGAACACGACAATATCTTCAGTCCAATTCATAAATTGTTTTTTTGCATTAAACACGTTAGTTGGACGAGTTTTTAACCACGTCAATTTTTGACGATATTCGTGGATATTGGATAATATCAAATTTGAGGTAAAGGGTTCACCCGCAAACAATACTATGGCAGCATTATTTTTACAGACTCTGTGGAGAGATTCCCATAAAGGTTCAAAGGGTATCACACTATCCCAACTACACGCAGTTGTCCCATAAGGCAAATCACAGATGACACAATCTACGCTACCATCGGGGATTTCTTTCATACCCTCCAAGCAGTCTTGGTTATAAATCTTGTTCAGTTCCATAGGCTAGAGCAAGGCGTTGACCTTTGCGGCAATGTCGAACATTCTTTCTTCCAGGTACATGCCAGGGCAGGCCTTGTTGGCGAACCACTTGTGCAGGGTCATGTTCTGCACGAGCGCCCCGTCCTTCGTCTTGCCCACGAGGCTCTTGTCGTGGAACCAGCGAAGCCTCGATATCCCGTTCCTGCGGCAGATATCCGCCACGAGGTAGATGAGGGAGGCGTAGGCCGCAGCGCTTACCGCATAGGGAGACTTTGCGTCGCTGGACACCTCGATAGTCACGGCCCTGTGGTCGTTGGCGGCATTGCTACTGCACCAGCTCCGGTCCTTCTCGTGCACGTAGAGGCCGATCTTCCCGTCGTTGCCGATGCCGTAGTTGGACGAGGCCTTCCTCGAGGCCTTGGCGAACAGGTTGCCCAGCGCCTCGGCGGTGACCTGCCCCGCCGTACAGTGGATAGTGATGGTGTCGATGGCGTGATTACGCTTCTCGGTCATGTTCGGGCTCTCGATC